CGGCAACTAATCACACATGAGCACCGACTTTTTCGACGCGTCAAAACTGGTCGCGCAAAAACCTTGGATTGACCGGGCGCTTGAAAACATCGCGCCGACATGGGCGCTCAAGCGTCTCGAAGCTCGCGTGCAGAAGTCGCTTTTCGAGTATAACGCGGCGCGGACAAACCGGATGTATTCTCCCAAGCAATACACGCAGCCGGCCGAGAGTTCGCAGAATCAGCGGGACCGCGTGGTCATGATGTATGAGGCGCGGGACTTGGTTGACAATTTTCCCGAGGCTCGGGAAATCTCGCGCAAATTCGGACTCTACCTGACGCCGCACGAATACTCACCGACGACCGGCGATCGGGACTACAACCAGATCGTCTCGGACTATTTCCACGCGTGGTGCAAAAACTGCGACGTCACAAACCGGCACAGCTTCAAGAAGCTTGTGCAGCTCGCGGCCGAGGAACGACCGATTGACGGCGACTGCGGTTTCGTCATCCGGCGCAGCGGCGAGGGACTCAAACTCCAACTCGTGCCGGCAACGCGCATCGGCAATCCGAACGAGACGGCCGTCGCCTCAAATAATTACTACCAAGGCATCATTACGAACGACTTCGGCCAGCCGGTGGCGTATCGCATTTTCCGACTCACGCGTGACGGCGTTTACTTCGGCGCCGAGGACATCCCAGCGAATCAGTTCTGCCATTATTTCGATCCAAATCGCAGCGACCAATACCGAGGCGTGTCGGATCTGGCGAGCGGGATTCAGACGGCGCGGATGCTGCACGAAATCTTGCAGGCCGAAAAGGCCGGCGTGCGTTTCTCGTCGCAGCAGGCGGCGCTGATCTTCAACGACCGCGGGACCGCCAACCCGCGCAACCTTTTCCAGCCGAATCCGACGATGGGTTTGCCGAGCGGACAGACACAGAAAAACGAGCTGACCGAGGTCGGCATGATTCGATATTTCCAGAACAGCGACCGCGTCGAGGTCATGCCGTCGAGGCCGTCTCAGGCGTTCACCGGATTCGTGCAGCACTTAATGCACGAGATAAGTCTCTCGGTGGGTATTCCTGAGGGAGTGTTGTTCGGCACAAGCGACTTTCGCGGACCGAGCGTTCGGGCGGAGTTTGCAGCAGCTGACCGCGTGTTCACCCGGCAGCAGGGCGTTTTGGTCGACAAGGTTCTCGACCCGATCAAGGACGCCGTGATTCTCGACGCCATCGCACGCGGCGAGATCGCACCGCCTCCGCTGCTCGCGGGCGAGACGATGGTTCAAGCTCTGCGCCGGGCAACCAAGGGCGAGTGGCGGTTCCCGGCCAAGCTATCAATCGACGTGGGCCGCGAGTCAGCGGCGAACATGAACGAGAATCGGCAGGGCGCGAAGTCGCTGCAAGAGATCGCGGCCGAGGAAGGCACCGACGCTTTCTCGCGGCTCGAACAGATCGCAATTGAAGCCGGATTTGTGAAGGAATTGGCGGTGAAATACGGCGTGCCGGAGACGGCGATTCGCCTCACGACGACCTCACTCCCGAGCACGCCAGCGGCCGCAGCCGCAGCGGGCGACGCCGTCGGTGCAAGCGCAGCAGAAGCGCAGGCGGCCAGCGTTGCAGCGGCACCGGCCGCAATCGAGCCGGTCGAGCAGATCCAGAACGACTCAAACCTCGTCACGATCAACTTCGCCGACGGCTCCTATATTCCGACCGACGCGATGGCGGACAACGCACGGCGCGCACTTGAGATCCGCGAGAAGAAGCCGATGTCACAGCGCGGCATGACGAGCGTCGGCATCGCCCGGGCGCGTGACCTTATGAACAAGCGGCCGATGTCCGAGGACACCGTGCGGCGGATGAAAGCCTTTTTCGACCGGCACGAAGTGGACAAGCAGGGCGAGACCTGGGACGAGCAAGGCAAGGGATACCAGGCTTGGATGGGCTGGGGCGGGGACGAGGGCTATTCTTGGAGCACAGCCATCGTCGAGCGGCTGAACAAGCAGGCGGAGAAAAAAGACCTCTCGGTCGCGGCCGCAGAAGTGCAGCATCAGTTTTCGCGCAACACGCCGCTCGCAGCCGAGGACTGGCTGGACGCGGTGCAGAAATACCGGGCGAAGCAGATGACGACGATTCAAGAGACGAAGCAGAGCGTCACCGGTGACCAAAGCATCATCGAGCTGAGCAAACCGAAGCGCAAAAAATAATTCCCATGATCCACACCCAGACCGAAATCGATAACCTCGTTGAACTCGCGATCATCCAGCGCGCCGAGCTGAAGAAGCTCGTTGATTCTTTGCCACAGTTGCGGGACCACCTTTCGTCCGAGATCGAGCGAAACCTCGAAGAGATCGAGCCGGCGATCCGCAGCGAGCTGGAGCAGCTCGTTATCGCCCGCGCACAGGACGCGCACGCGCAATCCAGCGCGGCGCTGACCGCGAAGGTTGACGAACTCGGGAAGGCTTTGGAAGTCACGACGGCGGCGCGTTACTCGGTGCTTATGTCCGAGCGCGAGCAGAACGCGACCTTGTTGGCGCAGGCCGAGGCACGGATCGCAGAAGCGGCATCGGCTTTGCCGAGCGCAGTGAAGAGCATCGTCACCGACGAACTCTCGCGCTTTCCGCGTGCCGGCGAGATCGACCAACTGCGGAAGGAATTCGCTGAGCCGAAGGGACTGAACCCTCGCGGCAAGTGGTCGCCCGACGAGACGTATCAGCGGCTGGACCTCGTGACGATCAACGGCGATTCGTTCGTCTCGAACATCGACGGCAATCGCGAGCGGCCGAGCCGGAGCGCGGCGGACTGGACGCTCAACGCGGCACGCGGCAACAGTGGCGGCGGCGGCGGAGTGACTTCGATCACCGACCTTTTGCCGATCCCAAGCAGCGGGCAAATCCTCGGCAGCGAAGGGCCGAACTACGTTCCCAAGAACCTCGTCGCCGGCGCGAATATCACGATCACCGAGACGCCGACTCAAATCACGATTATTGGCACCGAGGGACAGATCGAGCTTACCGACGGAACCGAAGCGGCTCCGTCGCTGTTCTTCGTCAGCGACACTAACACCGGCATGTATCGCCCGGCCGCAGACACGGTCGGAATTGTCGGTGGCGGTCACGACATCCTGCGCCTGACCGACGTGGCGAGCGCGACGGATTACATTGAGATTAAGAACGGGACAGGCGTCGGCAACCCGCTGCACGTTCTGGCCGAGGGCGCGAGCGCGAACATCGGCGTGCATTTGCAGCCGAAGGGCACCGGGCTTTTCACGATCAGCGACGGCACGGATTTCAACAAGGGAATCCGCTTTCGCAGTTCGTCCAGCGCCGCAAGCGCGGTGACGCTGATTGACGCCGTCTCGACGGCCGGCCGCGTCGTCACTCTTCCCGACGCAACCGACACTCTCGTCGGACGTGCGACCACGGACACGCTGAGCAACAAGACCATGATTGCGCCGGCGCTCGGGACTCCGACCGCGCTGGTCGGCACGAACATCACCGGCACGGCGGCAGGCCTGACGGCGGGCAACGTGACCACAAACGCGAACCTGACCGGCGACGTGACGAGCGTCGGCAACGCCACGAGCATCGCGGCGGGCGTCATCATTGACGCGGACATCAACGCGAGCGCGGCTATCGCAGACACGAAGCTCGCGACGATCAGCACGGCGGGCAAAGTCAGCAACTCGGCAACGACTGCGACCTCGGCAAACACCGCCTCGGCAATCGTCGCACGCGACGCCAGCGGCAACTTCACCGCCGGCACGATCACGGCGAATCTCACCGGCAACGTCAGCGGATCTTCTGGTAGCACGACCGGGAACGCAGCAACCGCCACGGCTCTGGCGACCGGGCGCACGATTGCGATTACCGGCGATCTTGCTTACACCTCGCCGAGCTTCGATGGCACGGGCAACGTCACGGCGGCGGGCACGCTTGCGACCGTGGCAAGCGCTGGAACGACGGGCAGCTCAACCGCGATTCCAATCGTCACGATCAACGCCAAAGGCCTGACGACTTCAATCACGACGGCTGCGGTCATTGCGCCGGCCGGAACGCTCTCGGGCACTACGCTCGCAGCCGGCGTCACCGCCTCCTCGCTGACCTCGCTCGGGACGATTGCGAGCCTCACCGCAACAGCCGGCACCGTTGCCAACGCTCCGAGCGGTTCGACCGACATCGCAAACAAGCTTTACGTGGACACCGTCGCGCAAGGACTCGACGCGAAAGCTTCGTGCGTCGCAGCCACGACGGCGGACATCACGCTGAGCGGAGCGCAGACAATCGACGGCGTGAGCATCGTCGCGGGAAATCGCGTGCTGGTCAAAAATCAGAGCCTTTCGCAGAACAACGGAATTTATCTCTGCGCATCGGGATCGTGGACGCGCACGACGGACGCGAACACGTGGGACGCGCTAACCTCGGCTTTTACGTTTATCGAGCAGGGCACGACGAACGCCGATTGCGGTTTCGTCTGCACAGCGAACGCAGGCGGCACGCTTGGAACGACCGCTCTGCCGTGGTCGCAGTTCTCGGGTGCAGGCACATTTACCGCCGGCACCGGGCTGACGCTCACCGGCTCGGTCTTTTCGCTCACCTCGCCCGTCGCAGTCGCGAACGGCGGCACCGGGCTGACGAGTCTCGGCTCCGGCGTTGCGACGTTCCTCGGGACGCCGTCGAGCGCAAATCTTGCTGCGGCGGTCAGCGACGAAACGGGATCGGGCGCGCTGGTGTTCGCTTCCAGCCCAACCCTCGTGACGCCAATCCTCGGCACGCCTCAAAGCGGCACGGTCACGAACCTAACGGGCACGGCCTCAATCAATATTAACGGCACGGTTGGCGCAACGACCCCGACCACCGCCGTCTTCACGAGCCTGACCGTAAACGACAACACGACCCTCGGCAGCAGCAACTCGGACACGGTGAATTTCAACGCTCGCGTGGCGTCTGACATCGACCCAGCAACTGACAACCAGTACGACCTTGGAAGAACAGGGCATGAGTGGCGCGACCTACACATCGACGGCACGGCCAACATTGACTCGCTCGTGGCGGACACGGCGGACATCAACGGCGGGACGATTGACGGGACGGCCATCGGTGGCAGCACGGCAGCAACGGGCGCGTTTACGACGTTGAGCGCGAGCACCTCTGCATCGTTTAGCGGTGCTGGCCTGCCTTACGCCGCAAACAGTCTGATGTTGCGTAACAACGGCACAGGTGATTCCCAGCTTTGGGCACTTGGTCCGAACACTAGCACTAACGGCACGATGACCTTTGTGACGGCAGACTCGGATGGTTCCGCTACGGCGACCGTCGCAACGCTCACCTCCACCGGCCTAAACTCCACGGCCATCGGAACGACGACGCCGAGCACGGGAGCGTTTACGACGGTGAGCGCGACGGGTCAAATCGAATCAAAAAGTGGCACGTCTGCAGACAGAACAAAACTTTATTCCGTAGGCACAAAATCAACAATTCAATTTGGCTCACCCGCAGAAACAATTACGGCGTGGCAATATGACCGCAGCACGGGTTTTTTGAATCTCTTAACGGGCACCGAGGCAGCGCCATCAACCGTTCTGTCCAGTTTTAGCACCATCGGCCTAGGCGTTGGGACGGCGAGTCCTGCGTCTAAGCTACATATCTCGGGTGACGCAAACACCCGTTTACAAATAGACGCAACTACTACTCAGGGCATCTTTTTTACAAAAGCCGGAGCCGATAACGGAACATTTCGTGTAGATACAGACGGGAATTTTGAGTTTTACACCAAGACTGTTTCCCAAGCAATGGTTCTAACGGCTGCTGGCAACGTCGGCATTGGGACGACGAGTCCGGCGGTAAAATTAGAAGTTCGTGGGTCTGGTCAGATATTGCGGGTATCTGACGGTACAACTGGAGCCAGTATTTACAGTGCTAGTGGATTATTTGGATTTAATAATCAAACAGGTGAAGACGGAATGTTTGGTAGCACGGCATCTCACTATTTGTACTTTGCAACCAACGGCTCCGAGCGTATGCGCATCGACAGCAGCGGTAATCTGCTGGTGGGGACGACGAGTGTTGGGACATCTGCCGCAAAGGTTATCGCTATTGCCAACGGCACCGCGCCAAGCTCCTCACCCGCAGGCATGGGCCAGCTCTACGTTGAATCCGGCGCACTCAAATATCGCGGCTCATCCGGCACCGTGACCACCATTGCAAACGCTTAAACACATGACCACTGAACAAGCCCTCCAGAACCTCTACGCAGGCAGCCGTCTGGCTCCATTACCCGCCGAACAGCATGAGTTGCTACGCAAGTGCGCGGAACAGATTGCCGAGGCGTTAAAGCCCAAGGAAACGAAGGTCGAATGAGCGGAACTTCCGACACGAATTGGCGCAGCTACGTTGGGCCGCAGGACAACGGGCTGACGGTGGACGCGGCTGAGTGGCAGGCTCCGCTCGACCCCGAGAACTACGACGATCTCGTAAAAGGCTCCAACGTGTCGAACCTCTGCGTGTCAGGTCTTACCATTCCAGCCTCGCAGGAGGACTCGATAGACTTCGTGCGCGGCAAGGATTATGTCGTCCAGCATTGCATCGTTCAGGGGTCGATTACGGCCAAAGGCTCCATTGACGGGCTATCGCTCTACGGGTGCTCCATCTCGGGCACGATTGAACTAGGCCAATATGACAACTACTGGAGCCGAGGCCGCGCTCCCACGCGCAACGTGTCTATAATTAGCTGCACCTCGCCGGACGGCTCGCCGATTCGCGTGAAAGTCTGGGACGCGGAGATGCCGCGAATCGAAGGCACCGAGGTTAGCGTGACGCGAATCCCAAAGTGGGTCTGGCTTCCTTATTTTCTGTTCCGGCGTTTGACGAATCCGAAAAGGGTATAACCCATGTTCCCACTCGCTGAAGTTCTCGGGATCGGCACGAAGCTGATCGACAAACTAATTCCTGACCCCGAGGCGAAGGCGAAGGCGCAGCTGGAACTCACGGCGTTGGCGCAGAACGGCGAGCTGGCGAAGATGAACGCGGACCTCGAAGCCTACCGCGTCGAGCAAGACAACCTGACCGACCGCCTCAAAGCGGACATGGCTTCGGACTCGTGGTGGTCGAAAAACATTCGGCCAATGACGCTCGCGGCGATCCTTGCTGGCTACTTTATTTTCGCGGGCATGTCAGCCTTCGGATACAACGCCAACGAGTCTTACGTTTCGCTGCTCGGACAGTGGGGGATGCTCATCATGTCGTTCTATTTCGGCGGGCGCACTCTTGAGAAAATCATGGAGATGCGCAAAAAATGAACGAGCACAAAGACCTCATGGAAGTCGCTAGGCTCTGGAAAGAAACCGGCTGGCTGACTGCGGTCATCGGCGGCGCTGGCATGATTGCTCGCCTACTGGCCAACCCGATCCAAGGGACGATCTGGGACAGCGTGCGGCGCGTCATCATGGCGGCCATCGTCTCGACGCTCGCTTGGGTTATCGTTGAGCAAATCGAAGTCAGCTCGCTCGTGAAGGCCGTGACCTACGGAGTCGCCGGATTGCTCGCGCCGGAGATCATCGACGGCATCACGACGCTGGCAAAAAAGTATTCCAAGAATCCGGGCAAGCTGCTCAAGAAATAATGAATCCGAAGGTCATCACCGCTGCGCTCGCTGCAACCGTGATTTGTTTCGCGGGCGTCGGAGTGGTCACCGTGAAATCGGTCTCGAAGCACATCGCGGCGAGTGACAAAGAATTCGAGATGACGAGCAACGTGCTCAGTCCGCTTTTCGACATTTACGGGCTGGCTATCGTGGACGGTCAGGCGAAGGCGAGCAAGGGACTCATCGACGCCAAAGAGTTTTGCGACTCGCTGGCGAAGCTCCAAGCCGAGGCCGAGCGATTGCTCTCGGAATTCGGCAACCCGGCGGAACTCGTGGCGCAGCACAAACTCGTTGCAGCCTACCTCAAAAAAGCGCGGTCAGCCTGCGACGCCGGGCAAATTGAAACGCTGAACTCGCCGGCCATGACTGCCGAACTTTACGCGGTCATCGAGCCGATGACGGCGCTGATCAACAAGGCGCTGCACGAAGAGCTGACGATTTCGCGCACGCACAAGGACGCCGCGGATCGGGCGCTGCTTACTTTTGAACGGTTCGCAAGCGTCGCGGCCGGGCTTGGAATGGTCTTTGCCGTCGCTCCGTGGATCGGCGCGAAAGGCAAAAAGCCTGCCGTGGTCGTTGCAAAGGTCAGGAAAAAGAAGCCCAAGCGCTAATCGGTTTTGACGGCCATCGCAGTTGCGATGGATCAAGTCATTACCTTCTCAGCCTCCGCCGGCGTCATCGATGCCGAAGCCGGTATCATTCGCGGCGTCTCGCTGATCACTAAAGGACCGGCGCTGGGCCACGGCGTGATGATTGACGACAAGACGCTGGAGCAGGTGAAAGCGGCCGCAGAAGAATACACCGGCGGGCTGAAAGTCGTTTTGAACCACAGCGGAGGCGCAGGAGACATCGTCGGCTTTATCGACACGATGCGCATCAGCGGCGACAAACTTCTTGGCGATCTGCACTTGCTCAAGACTTCGCCGCATCGGGAATACATTCTGGAGATTGCCGAGCGCATCCCAGACACGTTCGGGCTTTCAATCGCGTTCTCCGGTCCGTCCGAGAAGAGCGCCGATAAGCTCACCACTTTGCAACGGTGCTCAGAGATCTTCAGCGTGGATATTGTAGGCACTCCTGCCGCAAATCCTAGCGGATTTTTTGCGCGCAAACTCAAGCAACTTGAGAGCGACGCCAGCGAGTCGCCGGAAGCAGAAATCAAAATCGAAATTCCTATGAACGACGAAATGAAGAAAGCCATCGAAGGCATGATTCAATCTGCCATGATGAGCATGAACGAAAAAGTCGCGAAGCTCGAAAGCGCTCTCGCTCCAAAAGAAGAAAAACCTGCCGCCATGAGCGCGCAGAATGAAGTCGTGCAGCTCGCGGCCAACACCGCTGCGCTCGCTGCCGTCAAAGAATTTGCCAAATCATTCGGTGCGCCAGCCGCTCCGATTGCCTCGGCTGAAGCAGTCAAACCAGTCGCAAAGGTCGAGAAATTCGAGGACGTCGTTGCCGCTAAAGCCACCGAGCTAAAGGGCAACAAATCCGAGGCAATCACCTTCGCGATCAAAAACCATGCCGAGCTTTACGCTGCCTATCGTGCGCGCGTGCAGGCCGGCGAACTCGTCAAACTCTAATCTAAACTACCATGGCAACTTCCTACCAAAACAGCGGCACGTTCGTCGCGAACGCGGCTATCACCGCCTTCCGCCTCGTGTCGATTTCCAGCAACCGCGGCGTCGGTCTTTCCGCCACCGCTTCCCTGCCTGACGGCGTGGCAACGATTGACGCTGCAAGCGGCGATCTCGTCTCCGTTCAGTTCCTCGGCGGCAACACCGTCAAGGCCACCCTGCTCGCAGGGCCCGTCACCGTCGGCGACACCTTGTTCACGACTGCCAACGGCACCGTCGCCATCACCGGCACGATCACCGTGGGCAAATCGCTTTCCACCGCCTCTGACGCTTCGGCCATCATCGAGATGCTGCCGAAGAATCTCTAACCCTTAAAAAATAAAACCAAATGTACAGTAATTCAGCAGCAATCTTCCGTGGCGACATCGCCGGAGTCGTAGAGCAGGCAAAAGACTTCGAGGCCGGACTGATCGGCACCGCCGTTATGCCGATCCTCGACGTGCCCGTGCGCGCCGGCCAATACCCATCGTTTGTTCTCAAAGAGGGCCAACTCCTCAAGAGCGACATGAAGAACCGTTCGCCATACAGCGCTTACGCTCGTGGCACCCGCGCCTTCGTTCAAGACACCTACACGGCTCTCGAATACGGTTACGAAGAGGCAGTGGACGACACCGTCACCCTCGACGTCGCCCGCTTCTTCGACGCCGAAGTCATCGCCGCCAAACTCGCCAAGCGCAAACTCTTGCTCGCGCACGAGCTTCGCGTCGCCGCCAAAATCTTCGACAGCGGCACGTTCACGGCGACCAACTCGGGCACCGCCTACACGACCGCCAATCTGGCGACCTTCGATGTCGGCGCTGACGTTCAAGAAGCTCTCGACCGTTTGCTTTCCAAGGGCGAATCGACCACGAACACCAAGGTCGTGATTCCTTACCCGGTCTGGACCCGCATCCGCGCCAGCACGAAATTCCAGAACCGCCTTCGCGGAACCGGTCTTTCGACTGACACGATCCTGAACGCCAGCACCCAAGCGGCCGCCGAAGTCTTCGGCGTCGCCGAGGTTCTGATTGGTCGCGCTTCCTACGACCAAGCACCCGAGGGCGTTGCCTTCTCCGCTGCAAATGCGTGGGCCAACACCTTTATCTGGGTCGGCTCGGTTACGCAGGCCGGAGCCGGCTACTTCGGCGGCGGAGCAGGCTTCACGCTGAACTGGTCCGAGTATGGTCCAGCCATCGGAGTCTCGACCTACCGCGAAGAGGCGATCAAGTCGAACATCGTCCGCGCCTCGCAATACACCGCCGAGAAGGTGGTCAATGCGAATGCCGGTCAGCTGATCACCACGCAGTATTCCTGATCTTAACTAGGTTCGGAAAAACAGCCTCACGCTTCACGGCGTGGGGCTTTTTGTTTTGACCGGTCCGAGCGATCAGCAAGACCTGACGCACACACAACGACGACCATGATACTTTCCCTCTGCGTAATTGCTGGAAACGAGGCGGCACAAATCGGCGCGATGCTCGACAGCTTCGACGGCGTGATTGACGAGGTCTCACTCGTCCGCGCCATAGGCTCGCAGGAACCGGACGCGACCGAGCAGATCGTGCGCGACTGGTGCTTGCAGCACTCGGTCGGATTCATCTTCTCCGAATACAAGAACGGCGCCACGGCGCAGGCGTGGAAACACGTCGATTCCTTCGCCCGCGCGCGCAACCAGGCGTTCGCTCAGGCGTGCGGCGACTGGCTGATCTGGGCCGACTGCGACGACGTGATTGCGGACGCCGAGAAGCTGCGGGACCGGCTCGGCGAGCTATCGGACGACGTGCTCATGGTTCGTTGCCCTTACGACGTGCGCGGGACCGGGAAGAAACTGCACCGCGAACGCATCGTGCGGCGCAGCGCATTTGCAAGCGGGCGCGTCTGGCATCACGACGTGCACGAGAATCTGCTTCTACTTCCGAACGACCGGCACTTCGACTGGGCGACCCCGGTCTGGCATCATCAGCCGATTGCGATCAAGCAGGACAACCGCAAGCGCAACCTCGCGATCCTCGGGCGCAGCGTGGCCGAGTCCGCCACCCAATATTTTTACATCCACCAAGAGCACTACTGCGCCGGCAACAAGACGGCGGCCGAGCAGTTCGGCCGCATCGCGCTTTCGTTCCCGAACCTGGACGACAGTTTCCGCTACGAGGTGCAGCTCAACCTTGCGCGGCTCGTCGCTTCACGGCGCGAGGCGATCCAGTTCGCGATGTCGGCGCACGGCGTTTTTCCGTGGTGCCGCGAGGCCATCGCCTCGGTCATCCTGCTTAGCTTCGAGCGCAACGACGGCAAGCGGGCGAGCTTCTGGGCGTCGCGGATGCTGAGCCTTCCCGAGCCTACCGAGAAGGACCGGCCGTGGACTCACGAGGTTAAGTGGTATGGCTGGGCCGGGCACGACCTCGCAGCGCGTGCTTTTCGTCTCGCCGGCCAACTGGACGACGCGGCGGCGATGCAGCTCGTTTTCCACAAGCACACCCAGCCGAAGATCCGGCTGACGCAAAAGACGCTCGGCAACTCCACCAAATCCGTTTCCTTCCGCGACGCGTGGCTCTCAACGGCGGCGCAGCCGGAGCGGATCGAGCACCGCTTTCTTGTGCGCGCCGACGACGCCGAGACGATGGGCATGGCGAAGCAGTTCCTGCACGACGTAGACGAGCCGAGCGCAGCCGAGCCGGGCGTGATACAGGTCAACGCCGAGGACGGCATGGTGGCGCCGCACGGCTGGGACGATCGCATCCTTGCGAGCGGCTGCACGCTGATTGACGCCGAGAACATCGAGCAAATTCTGGGAGCAAAAAAGGCATGATTCCCGAGCCGGCCATCGTCGTTTGCACGACCAACGCAAGGTGCCTCGACGTGCTCAAGGCGTCGGTGAAGGCCTACGTTCCGCGGGAGGTCCGCACCTACTATTTCCACGGCGTCGGCGCGACGTTCGGCGAGGCTTACAACCACGCGGCACAAATCGCTTTCAAGGAGCACGACCAGATCGTCGTCTGCAACGATGACATAGTCTTCACGCCAACGACGTGGCGCGATCTTCTCGCGGACGTGCAACTGATCAAAGAACATTGCGATAACGTCGGCTACGTCGCAGCGCGGTCCGACTACGCGCGAGGCGCACAGAACATCCGATGCGGCACCGGGCGCTTGGACTTCCTGCGATTCGAGTCAGAGCGCAGCATTATTGAGACGCCGGTCATCGCGCCGATTTGCGCATGGATTCACCGAGACGCGTGGGTCGATTTCCCGCCGATCAACTGGTTTTCCGACGACGTGCAATGCGCGGACATGAAGCGCCGGCACTTCGTTTCCCGCGCCTACGTGCATCACGTTGGCTCTCAGACGTGCGGCAACGACGCCGCCAAGTGCATGGCTGACGCCGAGCCGTGGCTCAAAGCGAACAGGCCGGCGCTGCACGCGATGCACTTCGGGCGGGTTTGACGTTTCTCGCAATAGTATGGCCGCCGTCCGAGACTTCGACCCGACTCAGCTAAACTCTGACTTCTCCGCGATCTTGGAGCAGGCGGGCATTTCGTTTACGTATCAGGGCGCAAGCATCACGGGCGTCTGGTCATCCTCGCGCAACGCGTTCGCTGAGTTCGAAGACCAACGCCGCGACGATTCGCGCTTCACCGTGTTCCTTCTCACGACGAGCGTGAGCGCCGTGCCGCAGGTCACGCAGACGCTTTCACGAGCCGGCATTACCTATTTCATCGACCGAGTCATGCTCGACGCCGAGGGCGCGGGATGTGAACTCGAAGTGCAAAAATCGATATGATCGAGATCGAGGCCAGTTTCTCGCGGCTAGAATTCCAACTAGCAAAGCTCGCGAACGCGGCGAAAGTGGACCTCGGGCTGGTTATCAAGGAGGAGGCGAAATACGCGATTCAGACCATCGTCAAATTCACGCCGCCGAAACAAAAAGCGCAAGGCGTCAACGCGGTGCGTGCTGACTTTAGTAGTCTCGCCGATCCGCTGGTGTATCAAAACCTGCAGGCCAAGGCGACCGAAGGCGGATTTTACAAATCTATGGCGCGATACGTGCGCAACCGGAAGGTCGAGAAACTGCGGGCGCTTCTGCGAAACCCGAATCTTTCATACTACTACGGCATGAGGCTTTTGGAGAGCGAGGACGCGATTTATCAATACAAGAAAGAACAGCAAACATCTTGGCGCAAAATCAAAGGCAGACCGCAAGTCCTCGCCTTCGGATTAGATTTTCGTCGTGCGCGAAAAACGATGGAAGACCGCGTGGGCTGGACAGTCAGCGGATGGAACTCATCTGCGAAGGTGGCAGGTGCGCGTTACAAGAAATTCAGCGACAAGCTCAAGCCACAGGCGAACGGCAACAAGCTTTTTGGCTCGGTTCAATCGAGCTTCGGTCCGCAGCCTTTCATCAAAGCCACGGCGCACAACGTAAAGATTCGAAATTACCAACGCATGATTGACGGCGCGATTAACTCGCGGATCGCAACCACCACGAAGAAAGTCGCCGCAGTTCTTGCCAATAGCGCCGTGAATCTTGGCTTCACCCGCGTCGGCGGCGCGATGCCAATCAAAACCGCAGCATGAGCACCCGCACAAACATCCGCAACGCCACCGCCACCGCGCTCACGGGCGCTCTCGTCGTTCCGACCGCGAACATCCTACGCGGGCGCAACAACACGATTGCGAGCGTCAGCTTTCCGGCCGCAGCCGTTTACGCGGTCAGCGAGCAGATCGAGGTCCGCACGCTCGGGCCGAGCAACCGCACGCAATACCGGCAGCTCCAGCTCATTGTGGACTACTTTGTCGCCGAGAGCGGGACGTATTTAATCGATGACCTTTTCGACACCGGGAGCGCAGCAGTCGAGGCGGCCGTGCTCGCCGACGTGACGCTGGGTGGCGTATGTCAAGATGTGCATTTGACGGCAGTCGATTATACGATCGAGCCAGATGAGGACCGGCGCTTCGGATCGGCTCGTCACACTTTTAACTGCATCTACTTTTCAACCGACTAACTTAATCTTATGGCAACCAAACTCGGCCGAGAAGGCCTCATCAAACTGTCCAGCACGACGATTGGCGAGCTGCGGAACTACAGTCTCACCCATTCGTCAGATGTCGTGGAGGACTCAGTCCTTGGCGACACCTACCGCACCCGGCTCGCATCCATGAAATCGTTCTCGGTCAGCGGTGACCTCTACTGGGACGAGACCGACGCCGGCCAGCTCCTGATCACCATCGGAAGCTCGGTCACGCTGAACCTTTATCCAGAGGGCGCAAGCACCGGCGACGTTTACTACTCGGGCGCGGCCATCGTCACCCAGTTTAACGTCTCCGCGTCATTCGACGGCATTATCGAGGGCTCGATCGCCTTCGAGGGTAACGGTCCGCTGAGCACCCTGACGGCTTAATTTCGCAGGCAAAACACACAACACACCCCTGGACGCAATTGACCTCGTCAGAGAACATTTCGCATCACTCGGCACGCGCAAGATCGACGTGCCAGAGTGGAAGCTCGTGGTGCACGCAACGCCGGTCACGCTTTCGGAAAAGAACCGGCTTTATCGTCGCAGCAAAGAAAACGACATGGAGCTGCTCGTCGATATTTTGATCATGAAGGCCACCGACGAGCACGGCGTGAAACTCTTCACGATCGAGCACAAGCCGACGCTGTTGAACAAGGCGGACAGCAACG